CTAGTAGTAATACTGCTAACCTCCTCTTTTTTTAGGAGATGTCATGGCAACTGAAGTAGATATTTGCAACCTTGCCCTAGCTCATTTGGGCGATGATGCAACAATAGCTTCGTTATCCCCACCAGAGGGATCGGCTCAAGCAGAAAAAGCTGCACGTTTTTATCCAATAGCAAGGAATACTTTGCTAGAAATGCATACATGGAATTTTGCATCAAAGCGTGGAAACTTAGCATTAACAACTAATGCCCTTGACCAATGGGATTACGCATATGTAGCCCCTGCGGACATGATGTCACCTGTCGCAATAATATCTCCCACAGCCCAAAACGACTACGCTACAAGAATGTCTGCCGGTGACACTCCCGGAGGTATAACAAGTAACTATGCACCTACTATTGTGGCAGGGCAATATACACCACAACAATTTTCATTAGAAGGCGATTTAATATATACAAATCAAGAAAATGCAATGTTAAGATATCAAGCGTTTATAACTGATCCATCATTATTTTCTCCTTTATTTGTAATTACTTTGTCATGGCATTTGGCATCAATGCTTGCAGGTCCTGTAATTAAAGGAGATCAAGGAGCAGCAGAAGCAAAACGCTGTACACAAATGATGGTTCAATATTTATCTAGTGCAAAACAATCAGATAATTTACATAGAGATATTACTGTAGAGCATATAGTTCCTTGGACATCTGGGAGGTAATTTATGCCAGTAACACGAAATTTTAAACAAGCTTTTTCTGGAGGAGAAATATCACCAGAAATGTTTGGCCGTATTGCTGATAATAAATTTCAACAAGGTGCAGCAACAATGCGTAATTTTATTGCTAAACCACAAGGACCTGCACAAAATAGACCGGGATTTGCATTTGTAAGAGAAGTAAAAGATAGTACAAAATCTACAAGATTAATACCTTTTACATTTAATACAACTCAAACTATGGTCATCGAAATGGGTGATTATTATTTTAGGTTTCATACACAAGGACAAACTTTATTTTATAACGATGGTGCAGCATGGAGTAACAGTACCAACTATGCCATTGGTGATATAGCAAAACATAATAATGTAAATTATTACGCCAAAACAGCACATTCAAATCAGCAGCCACCTAACTCTACACATTGGTATCCATTGCCAACAGATCCAAATATATATGAAATATATTCACCATATGCTGAAGCTGAAATATTTGATGTTAATTATGTGCAATCTGCTGACGTTTTAACAACTGTGCATCCTAATCACGCTCCTAATGAATTAAGAAGATATGGAGCTACAAAATGGATAATTGATTCTATTGATTTTGGTAGCCCATTAGCAGCACCTACTGGTGTGAGCGTTTCTATGTATATACCATCATCTACTTCAACAAATACAGATACTTATGTTGCACACGAATATGTTGTAACTGCTGTTAAATCTAATTTAGTAGATGAAAGTAATCAATCATCTGCTGCATCTGTAAACAACAATATATTTGTTACTGGAGCAAAAAACACTATTACATGGAACGCAGTTACTGGTGCTAGTAGATATCGAGTATATAAACAACAAGGTGGTATTTATGGATTTCTTGGAGAAACTACTGGAACAACACTTGTAGACGATAATATTGCACCAGATTTTTCTAGAACACCACCAATACATGAAAATGATTTTGTAGGAACTGGCAATTATCCCGGTGCTGTATCTTATTTTGAACAACGTAGAGTGTTTGCCGGAACAAATAATGCACCACAAAACATATGGATGACTAAGTCTGGTACTGAAAGTAATATGTCATTTGGTTTGCCAATACGAGATGATGACCGTATTGAGTTTAGAGTTGCTGCTCGTGAAGCAAATACTATAAGACACATAGTTCCATTAACAAATTTACTTATGCTTACTGGATCAGCAGAATGGAGAGTAACTTCTGTTAATAGTGATGCAATAACACCTACATCTATATCGGTTAAACCACAATCATACGTTGGAGCAAACAATGCACAACCAGTAATTGTTAATAATAGTTTGGTATATGGTGCTGCTCGTGGCGGTCATGTAAGAGAACTAGGTTATAACTGGCAAGCAAATGGTTTTATTACAGGTGATTTATCTCTTCGTGCCCCACATTTATTTGATAATTTTACAATTGTAGATATGGCATTATCAAAGTCACCAATACCTATTGTGTGGCAAGTAAGTAGTAGTGGCAAATTATTAGGACTTACATATGTACCAGAACAACAAATAGGAGCATGGCATCAACATGATACAGACGGTATTTTTGAAAGCGTAGCTTGTGTTTCTGAAGGTAACGATGACGTTACTTATTGCGTTATAAAAAGAACTATTAATGGTGCTAGTAAAAGATATATAGAACGCATGGGTACAAGATTATTTGCAACGCAACGTGATAATTTCTTTGTAGATGCAGGTGCTACTCTTGACGGCACAAATACAAATACAGGGCGAACAGTAACTATATCTGGCGGTACAAATTACACAAGAGGTGAAACTGTTACGATTACCACTAATTACAATTTATTTAAAGCACCACCTAGTGTTGAAGATGTTAATGACGCAATAGTTTTAGTAGATGGTACTAATCTTTATCGTCTTACTATTCTTGGTACATCAAGCCAAACAGTTGCAACTGCAAAATTAGATAAAGATTTACCTGTATCTTTGCGTAACACAGGCATTAATACTTTTGAAGTTGCAAGAAATGTTATATCAGGTATTTCTTGGTTAGAAGGTAAAACAATAAATATTTTGGCAGATGGTGCAGTACATCCACAAAAGGTAGTATCTAGTGGTTCTATCACGTTAGACCGTGCAGCTAGTGTTGTACATCTTGGACTGCCTATAGAAGCTGATTTGCAGACTTTACCTATGGCATTACAAGTAGAAGCATTTGGTCAAGGTCGAGTTAAGAATCTAAATCATGTATGGCTGCGAGTATTAGAATCATCTGGTATTTTTGCAGGTCCTAGTGCAGACAAATTAGTAGAAGCAAAACAACGTACAACTGAACCATATGGATCACCACCAGATTTAAAAACACAAGATATAAAAATTATGCTTACACCACAATGGCAAGATAATGGACAATTATTTGTACGACAAACAGATCCATTACCACTAACAATTGTGGGTCTAACATTAGAGGTGGCTATGGGTGGATAGTGTGACCGTAAACAGATATCATGTAGATATACTAAAAAAATAAGGTAGTGTTGCAGTTATGTCTACATGGCAAAAATATAAGGCATTAGGTTCGTTAGAAAAATTTGGCGTAGCTATGGGCGTAGGAAGCCTAATAGGCGGTGCTTATGGTGCATTTGCTGCTGCTAGATCTGAAAAATTAAAAACAAAAAGTTTAGCTCTACAATTACAGCATAAAAAAGATATGCTGCTGTTTAATGAACGGCAAAACGAAAGTCAAGCACAATGGTTAAACCAAGTATTTAATAAGCAATATCAAATAAAAACATTACAAATGGGTAATCGCAAATCAACAGCGAGAACATCATTTGCTGCTAGAGGTATACAGATGGGGGTAGGAAGTACAAAAGATGTTTTTGTAAGTTCTGAAGTTTTAAACGCTGTAGAAAAATTAACAATGAATTCAAATAAAGTACGAAAAATAACTAATCAGCGATTAAGAGGTGTAGGTATAGGTATACAAGCAGATATGGCAGGTGTTAGTGCAAGTAATATGTTTGCTACTGCAAGATCTATAGATCCATTTATGAATATGACTAGCAGTTTATTAACAGGTAGTTCTAATTTTATATCTAATCTCCCTGCATCATTAACAGCTAAATCTTAATTATGGCAAAACAAGTACCTGTTACAACACAATTAGGCGAAACTTTAGACGTAGGTTCGGCAGTACAGTTTAGTGGTGGCTCGGTAGAGCCTATGCAAAACAAAATGCCCGGCCAGATACAGAGACAATCAACTGCTATGTCGCAGATGCAAAAGGCTGCACAATCATTAGCAGATCAATTAAATGATGCAGAAGCAACACAGCTATATAATGAATTTTATCCAGAGCTAGAAAATAATCATAATTCTTATTTAGAAAAAAAGGGTCTTGATGCTGTATCAAGTATTCCTCCGTTAGAAGAAGGCGGTGAATATAACAATCAACTTGATTTGTATAAAAATGATAATTTAAAAAATTTATTAGAAAAATACACAAAAAAAGCAAGCAATGGAAGCGTTAAATATATGTTTGAAGCCAAAGCTTCACAGGCTATAGCTGACTCGCAAAATAAAATGATTCAACACTCTATCAAACAACAAGCGATAGGGGCTACAGAAGTATTAACAAATCATCTTGAAATTACGAAAAGAGAAATAGTTAATGATTATGAAAAATGGAATGTACCGGGAAGTGTATACGAAACAAGAAAATATGTAGGGATGGCATTAATAGATGAAATAGCAATGGTTAATGGTTGGAACATTGACCCAACTAAAGGCCGTGTTAGTTCACAATATATAGATTTAAAAAGTAAATATTTGTATGAAGTAAGTACAGGTGTAATAGATATGATGAGAAAAAATGGAATAGATAATCAATTAATAAAAGCATACATACAAACATACAGCCCAGAACTTGGTGAACAAACTACAGATAATCTTCTTGAAATAAATAAAAAAGAAGCAATAGTACACAATCTTAATAAATGTGTAGAAGCAACTTTAAGAGA